TCTGCCTCTTAAACTGTCGATATGGTCGATTGGTTCAGTAAGGGCATCATTAATCTTATTTCTGATATCGTCTGCTCCCTCTTTATCTGCATAATGGTAGCTCATCATCTCAGCAATTTTGCGATTTTCTAAGTTATCAAGTAAATGATCTCTAATCTGCTGCTCATTGCCTCCGTTAATAATCTGCTGAGTAAGCAGCTGCTGCATTGCATTGAAAGTTTTTCGTTCAACATTTAAGTCTTTTTCCTGTCTGAGTCTGGTTTCCTGCTGCCTCTTAAACTCGTTCTCTTTGCTGTCAACTCTCTTTTTCAGCTTATCAATATAATCAGCCTTAAGTGCCTCAGCTCTTTCCATTGCTCTATTATAAGCAGCCTGTCTTTTTTCTGCTTTGATATCATCATTATATTTTTCAGCCTTCTCTAAATCCTGCCTTAGGTTAATTCTAATTTGATGATATTTATCCTCGTATCTTTCCATAATGTCGCCTGCAATATCTTTTAAATTCATAATATCAACCCTTTCTATTTTTAGTTATTGAAATAGTGCTCCTGTGCCTTAATAGCTCCCTTATCAGCATTAACTTTAGCTGCTACCCTTTTACCAATACTGCTTTTAGCTCCACCTCTACCAGCTCGGTTATTTTCTTTTACTCTAAGTAATTGACCTTCAACCTCTTTTTGTTCACTTTCGATCTGGTCAATTTTATTTTCAGCTGCTTCAATTTTTGCTTTAATTTCTGCTTTATCGCTCATGATTTCACCCCTTCCTTTGGTGTAAATTTGCACCAAACCAATTGTTAACATTTGTAAACTTTCTCGCACGCGTTGTCCGTGTAAGCAAACTCTTTATAAATTTTATTCAATCTCATGTTTTTTTAGGTTTCAATTTACCTGTTTTCTGTGAAAAAGTCCTCTAATTTCTTATCGTCAGTCTTGTAAATATCAATACCTGCTTTAGCTGCTAATTTTTTATATTCCTCAGCTGGAAACTCATCATCAAAATATAATGACTCTAAGCCGTTAAATTTAGCTCTAAGCTGAATGAATTTAATTCGCTCCTCCTCAGTTAATTTTGAAAGTTCTTCACCTTCACCCCTGAGCTTTTTACCTATTTCAGCTAAAATATGTTTATTCATAATAATTCACCACCTTAAAACGACAACTCTTTTAATCTGGTACCGATTTTATCAACAATAAGAGGGTCTTTTACTTCTTCCTGAACAATAACCACTACCTGATTAACCATGCTCTGCACTTCCTCAATCTGTAAGATGTATTTTTCCCCTTCTTCTACTTTCTGACGCCTCTCAATGTTCTTTCCTAACTTATCACCGATATCAGAAAGAGTTTTGCTGAGTTTAGGGGATAACTTCAGGGAACCTTCTTCAACCTTATCCAAAATATTTAATATCAATGACTGCTGCAAAGCGATTGTTTTTCTTAGATTAAGCAGCTCATCATCATTACTCAATTTGTCAATCATATCTGCCAGCCTGTGATTAGTATATTTAGAATACAGGCCGTGTTTAATCGGGCTTGCTCCTCCGTGCAGCTTGCATTTACCAACACCTTTGTGATTGGTTCCCCAGCCTGCTGGCTTTTTACAGGGTGTTCCTGCTCTGGTCTTTGCTCCACAGATTTTATAATTCTTTTCATTCTCACTCATAGGGTTTCGACTCCTTTCTGTCAATCATGGGCTATTAGTTATGCAGTCGCATTGCAATAGCACTGCTAAGGCATAACCTTTTTAAGGCCTCGGATAACTCGGATTATCTTTTTTTGTTCTCAATACTTCTCAATCTTTGCTGCAGCGGTAGCTTAAAATCTTTGTCGAATTATGTTTTAAAGGCAGCTAAAGTTGGTTTTTAACTTTTGTGCCTATGCTCATTTATTTATATATTCAATCTCTCTTTTTAGGGACTTCAGAAACTTCAGGTATTATTCATCTGGCTGCCTAATAAATATCTCTGTTTTCTTATTATTTTGGCTTTTATCCAGCTTAATGCTAATATCAATTCTGCTCGGTGCTGCTGGGTCGTTTAAATATCCTTCATCATTCAAAGCCTGAATAATTCTGTTTTTTAACCTATTATCTCGTTTATCATCATTCTTTTTAGTTATCTCGACAACTTTTTTATTTGTCATTAAAAAACCTCCTATTTTAAAAAGTTTCTCAGAAAATAATAAAAACTATAATAAATATAATTCCCTGCTAGCTCTGGCTTTATGAATACTGTGTCTAAATCATATCTATGTTTAAATGAGTGCAGCGTGGCCAGAAAACTTTTAGGGTTATATTGAGTTTTGTAATTATGATCAATAATATCCTGATAACCTCGCTCATTCTCAACCAGTAATATGAGCTTGCTGCCAGTTGATCTGATTAGCTCATTTTCAAACTGAGTTCTGTTGTGGGTGAAGTTTCCCGATAACTCAGTTAAACTGGCTTTTCTCTCAATGCTGATCTGATCATTAAAATAAATTGGTCGCATGATTCCCAGCTTTTTATTTTCGGGCAGGTAAAAAGAATAATCACCAAAATCTAATTTTTTGCTTTTATGATCTATGCTGTTTTTATCTAAATATCCCCTAATATTAATATTTTGCTGTTCTCTTGTGTCGATCAATACAGTTAAACTTTTAAGCAGCTTTTTAATCTCTGACTTTGTATATCTGTAAGCAAACTTTCTTGCCAGCATTTATTTATCCACCTCTTTTTTTATCTCTCTAATATCTTAATAACTCTAATAATTAAAGCCTTCTAAATAATAAGCCATTTATAAACCTTTTATATATTGTATTGAAAAACCTCGTTTAATGATTGAGTTCTGCCCGTCATAACAGGAAACTATCTCTCTCAATCGGGTATTGAAAAACCTCGTTTAATAATCTTGTGATAACTGATATAAAAGCAATTTCTGGCCTTCAAACTAAATCTGCAACTTGTAAATATTATAACCTTCATTTGTTTTGTCAATCTCGATAAAATCCTTTTTAAATAATGCTGTAATATGATTCTGCACTGTCGATTGGTCAAGCCTTAATCTGTCTGCTAAAGTAAAAGTAGAAGGGTAAACGCCTTTTGTCTGTCCGATCTGCTCAAACCATTTAAGCAGCAGGTAAACTTTGTACTGGGCTGGGCTTATAATATTGTTAGCTGCAGCAATCACTGCCCCGTAACTTATTGAAGTTCTGCCAGTTCCATATGTTCCCTGTCTTTTTATTTTATACAGGTCTTTGATTCCCTGCCGTCTGTTTCCTTTTTTAACCTCAACGAATCCTAATTTAATTAGCTCTTTAACTCTTTTTCTAAAATAATCTGTGCTTATATCAATAATTTCTGTTGCTCTATCAACTGTCAATCCTTCTTCATGCTTTTCTAATACTGAATAAATTATTAATGCTGTACCGTGCAGCTTGTCAATTCTCTTAATTATTCTGTTATTATAAAAGCTGTCTGTTGATTTGTCTTTAACAATCGACTTATTATTTTTAATTCTGCCTGTCATTCTAATGCAGCCCTCTTTATCACAATGACTATTTAAAATTTGCTGCAAATCTGGCTGATCTGGTATCTGACAACCTAATAAATTATAATCTGAATGCCAGTAAGTTTTAAAGCTGCTTTTTAAATCTGATTCCCTTTGAGCTGGATCATTCTTTAAATTCCATACTCTGACAACTTTAAAACTTTTTCTCTGGCTGAATCCTAAAACATTTCTTAAATACATTGTAATTCTACCTAAAGCCCAATTTCTCTGACCTTCCCCGACACCTTCCATAATTGATTTTATGCAGGGCAAATTAACTTGCGACTTAATACCCTTATAATCTATACCTAAAGACTCTGCAACTAATTCTGCTTTATCTGTGGCCTTTTCCATTGCTTTAGCTTTGACACCTAATAAATCTGCAATGTTTTTGAGCTTATAAGTTTTATTATTAAGTGATATTAATTCACACTTAACAGGCTGATCAGGTTCTTTAACATTCATTGTCGCTGGTAAACGCATTATTCTGGCCAGTTCAGCTGCCCTTGTGTCTGCAGCAGTCTTTCGTGCCAGTTCTTTTAATACAGGCTCTAACTCTCTGCCTGCTGGTTTATCTAACTTGTAATAAACATGATAACCATGACCTGAATTAATAACGGCTGTCGGTTCAGGTAGCTTATTTAAATTAACTAAATACTCAAAGCTGTAAAAGCTGTCTTTATCATCAAAATCAAGCCACAAGGCCTGAGTCTGCTTAATATCCTCTTTCCTGCCTCTTTTCCTTTTTCGGGTAAACATACCTATATAAATATTTTTGTCAGCTGGTGGATCATATTCAAGCAATTCAGCAGCATTTTTAAAAAATAGACTCTCAGCTTTGCCCTCTGATATTTCTCTAATCTCAATTAAACCTGATAAATTTTTGTAAAAAGTCTTTATAAAGTCCTCTCTATCTGATATAATTTTAGTAGGAGGATATTTTTTATTTTTGGTGCCAGTGCTGCTGCTAACAGTCTGGCCTTTTTCTTTTTCTAATAACATTTTTTAACCACCTTTCAACTCAACTTTTTTATACTATATATTCATTGACAACCTCGTCAAATGAGTGTTCTTTTATAAATTCAATTCCACTTCCCTCAAATTGCTTTTTAATATCATTCAGCATAATTTTAAAATCATCATCACTCAATATATTTTTTAAAGCGATACTTTCCCTGAATAATTTAACAATTTTTTTTGCTGCTAATTTATGAAACTTTATCATTTTTTCTTTTTTATTTTTAGCAGTCAGTTTAATTAACTGGTATTCTTTAAAATCAATTGCTGCTGGATTCAGCGGATCTTTACCTTTTCTGATCTGCTTGCTTAAACGGTCAAGAATTCTTTTTATTTCTCTACATACAACCATATAATCACGCTCTGAATAATTGCTAAAATCTACACCATAAATGACAACTTCATTCATTTTGGGCAGTTTTCCCTGCTCTCTGGCCTCTTTTTTCTGCTGCATTATAATTTCATATGTTGATAAGCTCATCTTTTATCATTCCCCTTTCATTTCTGCACTGTTTTTAGCACTAAATCAAAAAGCAGTAGTTTTATACCTTTTACCCTCCTACAAGCTAGAATTCCATTTTAAAGCCTCTGACAGCTATTGTTTTAAAATTGCTTTTCTCTTTTCATTTCTAAACTGCTGATACTTATTTTTAAAAACTTCCCTGTCCTGACCCAGTTCATCAACTACTTTTAATATTTTCTCACTCGGTTCAGTCATTGAGCCTTGTAAATGTTTATAAATAGTTGTTTCGCAGGTATCAGTTGCAACTATTACATCACTGTAAGTCCAGTTTTTTTCCTGCATTAATTTTTTAAGAGGGTTTTCCATTAATTCCACGCTCCTTTTAATTTTTTAGATAAACAAAAAAGGCCTGAAAGAGTTTTGACCCCTCCCAAGCCTGATTATTTATTCATATTCACTTTTATGCTATATTTGTTGATTTAATCGCACATTCTATAAACTAAATCGCATATTCTGTAAAGTTTTTTTATGATATTTCTTCAATTTGATTGACAATAGACAACTATTTGTAATATCATAATGTTACAGAATGTTTCCCAGAGCAACATTAGGGAAGACTAAAAAAAGACAAATTATATATTTTTTATAACATCTAACAAAAAACTTTGGGAGGTAGTTTGTTAGAGGTTAAAGAGGCAGCTTTTTATCTGAGCTTGTAGGAGGGTTTTCAGATTAGCTGTCTTTCGTCTTTTTATAATACTTTTTTGTTTATTGCTTAAATTCTTCGCTGAAAAGATTTAACTTAAATTAATTATATCAAGTTTAAATAAAAATTTGTAGCAAAAATCTTTTACATTTCTTTCATTAGTTTTATTATAACATTTAAAGCAGCTAAAACGAACCATCATTTGAGCATTTTCAGCTGATTATAAGTGATTTAATAGCAATATAATGCCTCAGGTTAAGTTTTCATTATATCTTGTTTGTGTACTGCTATATGCTATCAAATTGTAACTTTCTCATAATTATTAAAGATTATTAGAAAAAAATAAAATATTTGAAAATATAATGAAAAAGCCCAAGTTTTCACACTCGGGCTTAATTTGTGTTATAATAATTTAAAAGATGTTTTGAATTGTTGCTTTTGCTGCACACTCTCGGTCAAAGAGTTGTGAATTTATCACAGTTGCAGTATTAAGCACAGCAGACAGGCTGACTATGAGTTGGTCTGTCTTTTTCTATTTTACGGACTAATGCCAGTGCTTCAACAGGGGTTAAACTATTGTCTAGTGTCAATCTTTCCTGCCCTAAATTAGTATAATAAGCCTGCATTCCTTCCAGATCAGCAAATTGAATTAATAGCATTTTGAATCTCTCCTTTTGGTTTAATGTCTTTTTTTGTCATATTTAGTCTTTTTTTGTCCAAATAAAACTACTTTTGTCTTTTGCCTTTTCTTCAAGCTCCTCAATCTCGGAATGATTAAGGTTTTTATCCACTACTAAGTATTTTGCATTATTTAAAGTAGTGTACAAAAATGCTTTGACTTCTTTAATTTTTGCTTTTATAACTTCCACTCAATAACCTCCTAATTATTTTAAATAATTCGCTATAAATTCAGCAGCAGCCTCAAATTCTTCCTGATCGTCTGGGCTGAAAGTGCTATGGGTATGAATGCTGCCTGATTCGTGATAATAAATAATAAAATCATCTTTGCTGTTGAAATAATCGTCTGCTGTGGCTTTTCCATAGACTCTTTTAAATCCTTCATAGTTTTGCACCTCTACAAGCCAAACCCTGCTTTTATCTGCTCCCAGTGCCTTGATTAAGTCAATTGCCTCGTTCTGTAAATCGCTGTTAGTATATTCAATATGCTCAATCATTATAAAGCTCCTCCCGTTTTTCTTTTTTAATTTCTTCCTCTTTCCTGATCTCTTTCATTAAACTTTGATATTCTGCCTCGTCTATAATTCCTTTATGCTCCTTGTTAAATCCCTCAAGGGCTAAAGCTATGCTGTTTAATTCCCAGCGACTAAACGGGCTGAATCTGGTCTGTTCCTGCCCTTCATTCACCTCCTTTCTTTCTCTAATGTTATTTATTAAATTATCCTGTCTTTTTCTCAAACCTCTGTATTTTGCCAGTAAATTATTATAATCAGCCTGCAATTTATCCAGCTCCTCAGGTTGATGATCAGCTAAAGATTTTAAATAATCCTCAATCATGTTTAAACGATTCTCAATAGACATAAAATAAAAGTCTTTGATATTATCCACTTTTTCAGATTCTAGCTGCTGAAAGCTCTCTTTAACTGACTTGACAGCTGTAATTATCTGTTTAACTCTGGTTTTTTTAAATTCCATTGTTTCACTTCCTTTCAGGTATTTTTAAAGTGTTAACCCGATTTATCTTTCAGTATCTTTCGGGTGGGGGTCGGGTGTTTTTATTTAGTTTTTTACGCTGCTGTCCTCCTTTCTCTCAGGCAAAGAAGCCCAGCAGCTGCTTAAAATTTATGTTTTGATTCCTAAATTGCATATATTAACAAAATAAGTGGTTAATTTAAGAAAAAAGGTGCCTTATTTATGATATTAGAGGATTCTGGTTCTCATTTAACTGGTTTTACCCTTATCTTTTCACCCTCTAAGGCCACCAGTTCACCTTTAATTATCCAGGTTATAATTAAAGGTGCATTTATATATTTTGAAATGTCAATAATAAAATAAACTGGCCAATCAAGGACAACTAAAAATTAATTGCTCTCGGTATTTCTCATATAATTTTCAAGCTCTGATTTAAGTATCCTAAATTTATTGCCCACTTTTTTTGCCTTCAAATTCCCTCTTTCAATTTCATTATAAATAGTTCTTTTACTAACTTTGAGAATTTCGGCAGCTTCTTCAGCTGAAAAAACTTCCATGTTTACACCTCCAATATTTAATTTAAAATTATTATATCAGTAGTATTATGTAATATCAAGTAAAGTTATCATTTTTTAATTTATAATTAGTAATTATATATATTTATCAAGAACGATTAAGTAAAAACTTCGTAAAATCATCATTTTCCGAAATTATTGAAAAAGTGCTGTAATCCCTGTCATATCATAGCTTAAAGCCTGTTTTGTCTTTTTTTAAAGTCGTCAATTTTACCCTTATTCTGCCTTTTATATACTATTTTTACTATTCATTACCAATATATAGAATTATTAACCCTTTTTCTTCCTGAAATAGATTTCAAGTAAATATTAAGCAATTATCTGTTGCAGCTAAAAATTATAAATTTATTTTCATTGTTCTGGCCACGAATAACGATTTATTTAAAAAAGTCTTTTAACTTGTCGATAAATGATTTATTTTGTCGCTGCTGCATTTCTTCCACCTGATCAGATAATTTTTTTATCAGTTCTTGCTGCTGGTTAAACTTTCCCTCAAAATCTTTTTTTATTTCACCTGCTGCCTGATCAACTTTATTTGTATTCTGTTGCTGAACCTGATCAACTTCATCTGTCAGCTGGTTAATAGTTTCCTGCTGCTCTTTAATAGTTCCTTTAATTTCACCTGCTGCCTCGTCTATAAGCTCCTTATTTTGCCCTTTTAACTGCTCTAGCAGCTTATTAATTAACTCATCTGCTGCAACTGGCTTTGAAACTTCTCTAATATTAATAGAATCTTTTTGAATTTTGGCCTGTTCTTTTAAATTCTCAGCCAGCTGATCAAGTGCTTTTTCTGTTGTTATCCAGCGTTCACCATAAGTGAAAGGCCTTTTTTCAGCCTCTAGCTGCCCGTTTAATATTTTCTTTCTGATCCAGCTTTCTGACTTTCCATAATAAGCAGCAGCCTCTTTAATCGTCAATTCTTTCATTTTTCTACCTCCCTGCATGTTATTTTATTCAATAATACCTGTAATTCCTGCATAAACATGAAAAAGCCCAGCTTTTATGCTGGACTAATAAGGGCTTAACAATTATTAGGGGTTCATTTATTTTAAAGGGTATCAATAATACCCTGCTGCTAAATATGCTTAAAGCCTGTCATTCTCTGCTATCATAGAGGCTCGTAAGCTAAAAAGTTTTTGTTCAATGGGTAAATCTACATGCTTTTTAATTCTCTGGCCTGCTATTTTGTCATATTTTCTGAATTTGATCTCTTTCATTAAAAACTGAGCTAATTATTTTATCAAAATCATTTATAATTTTATTTATTTTCTTTTTTGCTTTATAGTTGCTAAAACTGCTGCTTAAAATAATCTCTGTTTTAGTGGCCTCAGTCAATCCCAGTTCTGCTTTTAAAAGAGTCAGTTCTTCCTGATCATAATTTTTAAGCTGCTGCTGCACATCTTTTTTTAAGCCAGCATATCGCTGAAAATGTTTTATTCTGTTTGTTCTCATGTCTGCCAGTGCTACTGCCCTGTAAGCAGTTAAATCAGCAGTTCCTGAGCTATTTACTGACATTGCAGATCTCATTTTAACACTACTTAAAGTGCAATAATAATCCTCTGGATATCTTTCATCTTTTCTCCTTCTCAACCTGTTAATAATACTGTCCAGTTCACCGTTGAAATAGTATGTTAAATAAGTTTTAGCTGTTGTATATCCTCTCATTTGATCACATCACTGTTTTATTTTTTTCAATCAAATGTTAATGAATAGAAAGGCAGGAATCTCACCTGCCCTATTTGCTTTAGCCAAAGTAATGATCGGCAGCTGAATTGCCTCTGATATCATTTTCAAAGTTATGATCTACATCACCAAAATTAATGACTTCTCCCATAGCGTCCATGTGATTAACTCTGCCTCTTAAACTGTCGATATGGTCGATTGGTTCAGTAAGGGCATCATTAATCTTATTTCTGATATCGTCTGCTCCCTCTTTATCTGCATAATGGTAGCTCATCATCTCAGCAATTTTGCG